CAACCTCAAACGAGTCTTGTCACAGGCCAAACCATCGGTCAAGGATGCAGTCAATCGGAATAGGAGGTCTTTCGTACCACAGGAGACCAAAGCTTTTCTCAAGAGCGAGCCCGCCAAAGCGAGCAAGCCTGCGAGATTTATTGTTGCGACAAATGAAGAAGTTAGGGTAGAGCAGAATGCTTGGCGGTTGGCCGCGTATGAAGCTATATCCGACACGGTTTTTGCAGAACACAGCGGTTTCGGTAATCCGGAACATGTTGAGGGTTGTATGCGCCGGGTCCAAAACTTGGCCATTGAAGAAGGTTACGACATAGCTGAGACGGATTTCTCAGCCATGGACGGAACAGTCAATGAGATAACCAGGACTTTAGAAAAGAAAGTAATGAGGCACCTATTTGCCAAAGAATATCATGGAGATTTAGAGATCATGATGAACTCATTAGTGGAACAGGACCCACGTCCACTAAAAGGAGTCAAGCTAGTGTTGTTATATCAACGCAGGTCAGGGGAGGCCTTCACCTCATTCTTCAACACCATTATCAATATATATGTGATGTGGTGTGCGTTGAAGAAGAAGTTTACGACCAAGAAAGCCAGGTTACGGCACTTGGGAATAGGCGGTGGGGATGATGGGCTCATGCCAATGAGCATAACCCAGGGAGAGTGGGAGGAGTCAGCCAGTCGATTAGGCATGACCCTCAAATTTGTTATTAAGAAGAACAGAGAACCAGCGCAGTTCCTGTCCATTTTCAGAGACCCCACCTCGGGTATCTGTTATCCAGATGTACAAAGGTTCGTCGCCAAGTTTGGCGTGAACAGTTCTGGACTAGATAGCAAGAAACAGCTTTACCTTAAAGCTGAGGCAATAGTAGATCTATGGAAGGGCATACCTTTGGTAGCTGATATGGCATGTAAAGTGTTAGAGCTGCTGGAGAAGCCCAGGTTCACAAAGGGAGAAATGGTCGTGTATGAAGATAGAAAGGGGTATCTATACAAGATGCTAGGGAAAGGCACAAA